ATTGTAAGCCCTTTTTTATTAGGTATTAGAACTGCATCAGGATTTTCAAGTAATTCAGATGAAATTAAAACTGCATCTTTATTAATGGATAATACTGTTATTAGACCTTTTCAGGAACTTTTAATAGATTCCTTTGATGACATACTATCTTACAACGATATTGCTTTAAACCTTTACTTTACGACCTTACAACCGCTAGAATTTACAGAGCTAGATAGTTCAATACAAGATAAAGAAACTATTGAAGAGGAAACAGGTGTAGAAATGCAAAAATTTAATCTTAAAAAGATTGATGGCAAACAAGCATATCAAACAAAAGATGAAGCGGATGCAGCAGCCAAAGAATTGGGTTGTAAAGGTTCTCACGAAATGGAAGTTGAGGGAGATGTTTACTTTATGCCTTGTGAAAATCACGAAGAACTTAAAGCACCTTGTTGGGATGGTTACGAGCAGATAGGAATGAAAACAAAAGATGGTAAACAAGTTCCTAATTGTGTAAAATTAGCAACTGAATTATCTGATACACAGGGCGAAGATTTACTTTCTACACTTGCAGAGCAAACACTAGGCGAAGATTATGAATTGGTTTCAGTTAGAGAATTAAGCGATGAAAACGAATCAATAGAAGATTGGGCAAAATCTAATATTAAAAAGAAACTATCAATAATTGAAAAATTAAAATCAGGTTTTATAAAGTCAAATCCAAACGGAGAAAGTTTTTTAGATAAATCATTCTATAAAATAAGATATACGTACCAAGAAAAAGTTAGTTCAGCAGATAGTAGAAATTTCTGTAAAACAATGATGGGCAGGACTTCAAAAGGTGTTGTTTATAGAAAAGAGGATATTGACAATGCAAGTTTTCAGGGAATAAATAATAGTTTTGGTCATAAAGGGGAAAATTATTCTTTGTTTAAATTTAAAGGAGGTATTTACTGCGGACATTTTTGGCAAGAAGAACTTTATAGAATGAAATCAAAGACTGAAAAATACATTTCAAGAGGTAAACAAGTTGATGCAATACCTAACAAGTATCAACCAAAAGGAATCGCTTATGACGATGCTAAAATTGCACCAATAAATATGCCTGATAGAGGAGCATACCCAAACAAATAAAAGAACTATGGCAACAGTATTATTTATAAATAGAACCGATTTAATTAGAAATTCCATCATTGATGGGAATGTGGATACGGACAAATATATTCAATTTATTAAATTGGCACAGGAGATTCATATACAGAATTATATGGGTACAAAATTATACGAGGGATTGACCGCTGCTTTAATTGATGGAATTGATAAAGCTGCAAACGCAAGGTGGAAAACTTTATTAGACGACTATATTGTTAGTATGCTAATTTGGTTTTCTCAGGTAGATTATATTCCTTTTGCTAGTTATCAAATAAAAAATGGCGGAATGTTTAAACATCGGTCTGAAAATGCAGATTCTGTTAGTAAAGATGAGGTTGATTATTTAGTTGAAAAAGCACGTACAAATGCTGAATGGTACTCTAGAAGATTTATTGATTTTATGACTTTTAATCAAACACTTTATCCTGAATATACAAATAACACTAATGATGACATTTATCCATCTTACGATGCAACTTTTAATGGTTGGGTATTATGAGTTATAAGCCAAAAGAAAAAAATGTTGAGAAATTAAAGGCTTTCTTAAAAAAAGATAAAAAAAATAAAACAAAAAAATTATAATGGCAACTTTATTTAACACGAAAATATCAGCTACTTACGAGGGTCTATTAAAAACTATTGACAACGCAGCTATATCTGCAACGTTAAGGGAACTTACAGATGGTTCAGGAAATCAATCAGGTTTGTTTTTAAACACATCAGGGGACTTTAAAGTTACAAGCGTACTAGAATGGGGTTCGCTTAAAGATACAGGTACAGGGGTTACGATTACACAATTTGTAACGGCTGCAAATGGTATTGAAAACTTTAATAATGATACAACACTACCGACAAGTGCTGCGGTAAAATTATACGTAGATACTAAATTTGCTTCATCAGATACTTTACAGGAAGTTTTAGCTTTTGGAAACACTACAAGTGGAAAAGATATAGCGGTAAGCGCAGGGGATGACATTACTTTTACTGATTCTAGTAAGATTTTAATGGGTACATCTAGTGATTTACAAATCTATCACGATGGCTCAAATTCTTATATAAAAGATACAGGCACAGGAGATTTATACCTAGAAGCATCAACTAGCTTTTTTGTTAGAAATGCAGATAATGGAGAGGTTTGGATAAAAGGAACTGATGCAGGGGTTTCATTAAGATTTCAAGATGCACAAAAATTAATAACCACAAACACAGGTGTTGATATTACAGGTAGGCTTTCAGGACTAACAGACCCTACACTAGCGCAAGATGCTGCTACAAAATATTATGTAGATGGTTTAGATGCAGGTAGTGATTTAGATATAACAGACGGCACAAATACAGGAGAGGTAAACTTAAATACTCAAACGTTAAGCATTTTAGGAACTACTAATGAAATAGATGCAGTTGTAAGTGGGCAAGGCGTAACGATAGGGTTGCCAACTTCTATAAGTACAAATTTAGTTGGAAATGTTACAGGAAACTTAACAGGAAATGTAACAGGCGATTTAACAGGGAATGTAACTTCAACTTCTGTTCTTGCTAATGGAGTTACAGCAACAACACAAGCATCAAATGATGACTCAACAAAAGTAGCAACAACTGCTTATGTAAAAGGCTTAGATAATGCTTCTGATTTAGATTTTAGCGGAGATAGTGGAAGTGGGGATGTTAATTTAAACACACAAACTTTAGCGGTAACAGGTACAACAAATCAAATAGAATCAATTGCTTCTAATCAAGGGTTAAATTTAAAATTTCCAAACGCAGGAGTTACTTTACCGAATGGTTCTTTAGCTACTACACAATCGGCAGGAGATAATAGTACAAAAATTTCTACTACTCAATACGTAGATAGTTCTGCAGCTTTGTATTTACCTTTAGCAGGTGGAACAATGAGTGGAAACACTATCCATAATGATAACGTAAAGTCTACTTATGGAACAGGGAGCGATGCTCAGGTTTATCACGATGGTTCTAATTTTTATGCAAATAATACAACAGGTCAATTAAATATAGACCAATCGGCAGTAACACAATCAATAGTATTTAAAGTATCAAATGCAAATGCTCTAGATACAACTGCATTAATAATTAACAGAGAGGGCGATTTAATTACAGGTAAAGATGTAACAATTGCAGGAGACCTTACGGTAAATGGAACGACTACAACGGTAAATTCACAGACTTTATCAGTAGATGACCCCCTTATATCACTTGCAATTAATAATGCCGCAAATAGCCTTGATATTGGTTATTACGGTAAATACAATGACGGTACTACAAGGTACTTAGGTTTATTCAATGATGCTTCAGATAGTAATAAATTCAAGTTATTTAGAGGTACAACAGTAGAACCTACAACGACAGTTAATATTGGCGGTGCAGGATATGTAGCAGCAGATTTAGTTGTAGCAGGATTAGAAGCGACAAATGTTGTTTCAACAGATTTATTATTAGGTAGTGGAGAATACTTATCGTGGGGTTCAGAGGGTGTAACTTCTATTGAAGGAAGTACAGTATCAAACAAATTATCGTTTAGAACTCAATCAACCGAAAGATTATTATTAAATGCTACTGGAGCAACTTTTGCAGGTAGTATTTCAGCAGCAGGAAATATAGATACAACAGGAACTTTATCTTTAAAATCTGATTCTGCTTATTTTAGAATAAAACGAGCAAACAATACAGATGTAGGATATATAACTGATTCTGGTACTTGGGGCGACTCAGGAGCAGATTTTTCAATAGGTGCTAGTAGTTCAAATCTTAAATTTTACACAAACAATAGTACTACAGTAAAATTAACACTTGACGCATCAGGAAACGCAACTTTTGCAGGAAGTGTTGCGATAAACAGTTCTTTATTATCAATAACAAATGATGCAGGAATAGCAGGTATAGGAATAAGGGCAAAAAGTGATAATATATGTTACTTAGATTTTGGAGATAGTGCCGATTCAAATATAGGTGGAATAAATTATAGTAATGCAAATGATAAATTAAATTTAAGAACAGGAAATTCAAATAAAGTAACAATAGACAGTTCGGGTAAAGTAGGTATTGGGAC